ATGATTTCATTGTTTTATAAATAATATAGGATATCTTCATATATTATTTTCAACTTTTCTAGTGTCTAGGTGGTGTCTCCTCGGGTAAGACATTCTCTGTTAGACAGATGCCATAAAAAGCAAAACTTCGCGCATCCAATCATTTTTACTCGGTTTTCGATACTGATCAGTGATTTTTTGGGTGATGCCCAATTTGTTGGCAAAATCGTGCAATTCTTCGATGGAATAGGCACTCGCGGACTTGAATATCTTGTCTGTCGTATGGTCCACATAAATCCGGGCATTGAACATTTCTTCCAGGGTTTCCCTCGAAAACTGGCGTTCATCTAGCGAAACATATCCCTGTTTTTCTTCAAAAAACACGTGAATTTGATCGGCCTCGGGATCGGCCACTGTATACATTTTCATATAAGTATGCTTCTTGAAAACCACGGCGTTGATCTTGTAATACATACACATTATCCAAAAGGTAAAATACGACGTCTGTTTGTTCACCATAAAATCGGCCTGAATTTCTTGCATTTTGGTAGACGGTATTTTCTTACCAAGATCGAGTGCCGTTTTTTGAATGATGGATTTCGATTGACTCATATACTGAACCAGTTTCATTTTTTCGGCAATCTCGACGTTTTTGTACTTGTTTCCAATCTGCTGATATTCCGCCTCGCCATATTTTGCCACATAGATTGCCCAAAATAACGTATCTTGTTTTTTGGAGAGGAATCGGTGGGGGTCCCCTCGGGGAACCTCTTTTCGACGTTTTTCCGTCGATTCTGTTTTTTTTGGATTTTGTAAAACCTCCCTTTTTGATTCGTCCTTCCAAGGATCCGGGGATTTTAGGCATTTTTCCGTCGATTCTGTTTTTTGGAGATTTTGTAAAACCTCCCTTTTTGATTCGTCCTTCCAAGGATCCGGGGATTTTAGGCATTTTTCCGTCGATTCTGTTTTTTGGGGATTTTTGGAAATTCGGATCCAAACGGTTTTGCCATATTTAGGAAGTTTGGTTCGATCCATCCACTTCGGGGTCAACATCCAGTTTTCCAGCTGTACAGCGTCTTCTTTCTCAAATTTCTTATACTTATAAAAAATTTGGTTCAAATATGAAATATGATTTGTCATTTTCGCTGCATAATATGCAGCGGATATCTTTAATCTCTTTTCGTGGATAACTTATAATTTGTAGAAATTGTAGAAATCAATCACGCAAATGCATTTTCGCGTTCTGTAAAAAACGTATTCTTAAATGTCTGTTTTTGGTTCTCCATCGTATCCAGTGATTGCTCTTGGACTTTGACATAATCCAAGTACTTTTGCACACTCTCCAGAGCATCATCGGGCAAAAAAGACAAATTCACAAAAATCCCGCTCTTGTTTTCATTGAGTTTGACCGAAGGATAATGATTGAGTATTTTCAAAATTTCGATTTGATGGGGCTTGTTCATTTGTTCAATCCGCGTCTTTATGTTCTCCAAAACAGCAATCTTGTCCATTTTCACAATGGATGTTCTCTATGTCTGGTTTAAGACAAATCGGTTTATATCGCTTTATTTGTGTATTTTGATGGGTGGTTTAGAATGGGCATCAGCGGGTTCAATCCATTTTGCAATGACGCAAATGTATGGATCATTGAGTTCATAACGAACCCCAATCACACGGACACGAATCGTCGCGTCTTCTTTGATCGCATTGAACCGATTGTCCAAATGGTGATGATCACGGGCAACAAAGACTGTCACTGGAATATTTCCGTCTCCATCAATGACTTGTGCGTGAATACCGGCTTTGGTAATGGTCTTGCATTTGCATTCGATTTCCATTCCCTCGACGGGTAGGCAGCACATACAATCAAACAAAACACAAAACTCGACATAATTGTTGGAAACGACGCCGGCAGAATATTTGATGATATGGATGGATTTGGGCTGAATGTATCCCTCATTGATACACTTTCCCGAAATTTTCTTGACAATCTTTGCTTCTAAATTTTGTTTGAGGGTTTTGCCGATTTCGGTAATGGCCAAAACGACCTTGGTTTCCAAGATCGACTTCATATACACACCGTATAACTTGCGCTCGGTATTTTGAACCGCAACTCCACCTTCATATGTCAATTCAAGTGGTGCATCAACGGACATTTTGTGGTTCTATTAACAATATATAATTGACCAGATTTTATATTGTTTACCAAATGGGTTCCTGTGTTGGAATCAATTTTGTGGTCAAAATATCAACCATAAATCAATTTGTCTGTCCCATTTCAAATGTTCATCGGTGTAAAACCAGAGGTTTCGTATAAATTCACAAAACAGGGTATATTCATACATTATACGCAAAATGGAGCTTTGTTTTTATAATACGTGGCATATGGGAGATACATATTTTGCATCTTTTTTCGTCAATTTGATTTGCAGACAAAACCCGGACAAACAATTTTTGTATTATTCCATCAATGGCGATATTTTTTTCCAGAATACGCCAAATATTCGAAGACTCGAGCCTTTGGAAAATGAATACACCGAAGTTTATAAAAATGGTGAAGCACCTGAAAACAAATTGAATAGCGAAATTCTCAATTTGTTGAAAGAACACGATATGAATGGAGCCGGAGGTAAAATGATACCCTATCGAAATCGAGATATTTTCTTTTTAAATGTCTGGTGTCAATCTGAATTTTTGAAACACGAAGATTTCAATCTAGATCACGCTATTTTTGCCTACCGACAAATGATTCCTTTTATAAATAACAAATATGGGTTCGGATTGCAATTTCACTTGAATTCTCCAAGAGAATTGTTAGAAAATGTTCGTCAAAGTACCTTTAACATCAGACATATTCAGACAGACAATCTCGCTTTAAACGACGCTATATTTGTATTCAATTACGTTCCTCGTTCTTTATCTAGAAATAAAGGATATTATGCTGTGGATCAACTTCATAAAACAATCCGATCTCTAAGCAAAACTTATACTATCATTGTATCTAGCCATCATCCAGATTTAGACAATCTTCCCAATATTTATTTTGCGGACAAGGATTTCCACATTTATCCAAGACCAAGTTGTGAGAATTTACTCGATTTATGGGAAATCGCCATACAATGTAAACATATTGTTATATTGATTACTGGTGGGTCTTGGACATTTCTGCATAAAATAGATGAAATCAAACCGGGACAAATACTGGCGGTTGATCAATATCATCCTTTCGAATACAAACTAAACAATACATTGAACCGATTTTATGGAGCAAACAAAAACCCAATTCATCGGTTTGAAGACTGGATAACGGCGTTGCGTTGAAATGCGTATATTGATGATATTATTATTCTGCAACGAATACAAAATGGAGTTTATTCATCCTCTACCGGAAGAAAAGGAGATCTGTCTCCATACAACAATCAGTAAAAGAGATAATTCAAACTACATCCATTATTTTGACAAAGTCAATGACAAGCCGTGGGGAAAGGAATATTTGGCTTATCAGAGTAAAGAAATTGGAATCTGGATTTTGCACGTAAACCGCGACCAAGAAACATCGCTGCATTGTCATTATAAAAAAGACACGATTTTGACCCCCCTTGTAGGATGTTTCAAAATCAATTTGTACAATCAGTTTCGAATTCTGCATTTGTTTGAACAGATCTATGTTCCACGAACTGCCTTCCACGGAATCCATTCCTTTTTAGATGATGGAATCTTGATGGAAATTGAGGTTTACACTGAAAATGTGGAATACACGGATAAAAATGACTTACTGCGTATTCGCGACATTTACAACCGCGACAAAAACTCGTACGAAACATCCGTTTCCGAAAGATCACCACGATTGAATGAAATGATTATGCATTTTTCCGAGGAAAATATGTACGAAATTGGCGATACCAAGATTACGGTTTTGCAAACACAAAACATTGAATCCTTGAAAGCATATGATCGTGTTTTGCTATTAAAAGGACAACTCTATTCCAATGGTTGTAAATTATCCGCCGGATCCTTCTTGGACTTGACGCAATCTTTTTCGTTATTAACAAACACCGTCGATGTTTTATGTCTATCCAATGTCAACCAATCTTATTTGAAAAAGATCATCTATTCCAAATCCCATTTGTCCGATCATCTCCAATTCTACCGATCGCCCAATATTGGATTGACCAGTGGATGTTTTGATATATTGCACCAAGGACACATTACCAATTTGAAAAAATCGGCCAAATTGTGCAACCAGTTGTATGTTTGTCTAAGTTCGGATGAACAAATCAAACGGTTGAAAGGAAATGTGCGTCCAATTAACCAGGTCAACGACCGCGTTCATTTATTGATGCATTTGGAGTGTATTGATTATATTATTTTATATGATGAAACAGATGACGTATTGGAAAGCGAACTGGACAATATAATGAATATTGTTCAGCCGGAAACGTGGTTCAAAGGAACCGATTATACAAAGGATCAAATTCGAGCCAAACATCCCTGTTTGAAAAACATTCATTTGATCGACTTTGTCCAAGGGAAAAGTACGACAAAGATTATTCAGAAAATAACGGAAAAAATGTAAATATCTAAGTATCTAAGTATATAAATGAAAAAAAAATATTCGTACTCTTTACAATGGGTATTGGTTTTGATTCTTTTATTCACATTGATTCTTCAATATCTGTTTGTTATGTTCGGTTACATTGAAACGATGATTACCATCAAAGAGACACCCGACGAATTGTATTTTGGAAACAAAGATAAAACGAGTCAAATTCCGAATAAGATATGGTGTTATTGGGATTCCATTCAAATACCTGAAATTGTAAAAATCTGTACGGATTCTTGGAAAAAATACAATCCTGATTATGAAATTGTCATTTTGAACAATCAAACATTGAAAACGTATTTACCAGATATTGATTTTGGCGCAATGCCCAGATCCAAGGATTCACCTGCACGTTTTTCCGATTTTGTACGATTATGTATACTGGAAAAGTATGGAGGAATCTGGATAGACTCATCCACTGTATGCAATCAATCCTTTCGCTGGATCAATTCTATACAAAATCATACCAAATGCGAATGTATATGTTATTACATAGTTTTCAAGAATGAAAAAGGGGTAGATAACGATAGTCCGGTGATTGAAAATTGGTTCATTGCTGCCATACCCGGATCACCGTTTATCAAAGATTGGAAAGACGAATTTTTACGCATAAACCATTTTAACACGGTGGATTTGTATTTAGAAAATATCAAACAAAATGGTACCGATATATCACATATCGGTGATGATATGCAAACATATCTTACAATGCATTGCTCTGCACAAGTCATTTTGCAAAAAAACAAAGGCAAATACAAATTGTGTTGTTTCTCTGCAAAGGAGGGACCCTTTCGCTTTTGGATGAAAGAAAACAACAATGATCACGTAAAAGCCGTGGATGAGTTGCTAGACAAGGAAAAGTGCAAAAAGTTTTACGATTTACCCTTTATCAAATTTATAGGTACGGTGCGTCACGAAATAGAAAAACGACCCAATATGCAAAATTTGAGATATTATATAGATAAGATGTAATATGAATATCTATTGTACAACAAGGAAGATAAACAATCCGTGTTGTAGTATTCTATTGGTTTTATAGAGACCGCGTATCAATGATACTCATTTGCGGAGCTTCCGGACTGGTTGGTCGAGAATTTTCCCATTATTTGGATCAGCAAAACATCCCTTTTGTTGGAACGTATTATCGAAACAAAATCGACCGACCCAATCTGTTTTTCTTGGACTTTTCCAACGCAGCCGATTTCGCCACATTTCTGGAGGAACATTCAATTACGTCGTGTGTATTTTGCGTCGTCGAACGATTGACCGATGTATGTGAAAACAAATGGAACGAAATCAAACAGACCAATATTGACTCAGTTCATTTAGCGTCTTACATTTGTCAGAAAAACGGTGTGAAATTTATCCATTTGTCCACGGACTATGTCTTTGACGGTTCAACCCAGCCAAACTATCCATTGAGTCGGAAAAATCCATTGCAAAACTATGGCATATCCAAACTGATTTCAGAATATCGCGTATTTGCCAATGATCCGAATGCGTGTATTGTGCGAACCCCCGTTTTGTATTCGCCCCTGAGTAAAATCCACGACAATGCGATTGGACTCATCGGCAAAAATGTGATGGATCGGCGAATCCATATTCAGCGCAAAGAAGATCACTACTGTATTCGCCGACCATTGTACATCCGCGATTTATGCGCCTTTCTTCATCATTGTATACGCCACAATTATGTCGGTATATACCATTTTTACCATTATCCAAATCATCAATTCACCAAGTACGAGATTGCCCAAATCATTGGCAAAATCTTGGATTATTCAATCGATCATATTTTGCCAAACACGGCCAAGAGCGAAGGTCTCGCACCTCGACCCTTTGACACGCAATTGGCCGATGAACAGTATGCCATTTCCACATTTTCATTTACGAATTTCCAAGATTCCATCGAGGAATGTTTTGCTAAATACAGACATCCGAAAATGATCTTGGACAATCGATCCCAATTGTTTCTTTGTTTAGATTTAGATGGAACATTGATAGAGACTTCGCGCACGCATTTCAATGCCTATACGAATGCTTTTGCAAACCGGGGCGACACCTTTCTAACGTTTGAGGAATGGACGCATTACACAATGTTTGATCATATTGACAATTTCCTGCTTTCCCGGTTTGCCGGAGATGCATCCGTTGTCGCTGCTATAAAAAGAGAAAAACAGAAACTCTTGCAATATGAAACGATTGGGTTTACAAAAAACAGTGAACTCTTTTTACAACGTTTGATCGACCAAGAATGGAACTTTTGCATAGTCACCAATACTACCCGATCTACAGTCGATATTTTCCGTGAAAAATTGCCATTACTCAATCGAGTCAACCAATGGATTTATCGCGACGATTCTACATTTCCCAAACCTCACGGCGAACCCTATGCCCTAGCAAAACATAAGTATCAACGTGGAGAACCCTATATGATTGGTGTGGAAGATTCGATGGTTGGATACCGCGCATTAAAACAGCATACCGATTTGATTTACATTTACAACAATGACGCGGTTTTTCAGAAAAACGATTGCTATCTTTTCGACGACTACGCATACTTTTCGCAATAATAATAGGCGATCATTAGACTCGTCAGTTTTTTGTGGATATCTGTAAAACAGCTATTATTAGCCAGCCAAATGGACAAACACAGGTAGCGTGTAATGGGATCAAATAATGGCCTATGTTCCTGGGAAAACACGGTTTCATATGTTTCGATGAAATCAATCTGTAGATTGTTTTCTTTGATATTGACCGATTCAACCACCATTTGGTCATACCGGCTGTATCCTGAAAGTCCAAACATTAGTTTGGCATAATCGTATTCGCAGAGTCCAAACAGTAGAGTATCGCCGAACTTGCCACGCGGATCAATGAAATATAAATCTTGGTCGTCATTGTTGACCAAGATATTTCCCAAATGGTTATCCCCGTGGATCAATTGGTACTCTTGGCGATTTTGCAAAAGATCGCGCAAACGAGAATGGAGTTTTGCTATATAATGATGAATATTGCGAATAGGAACGTGGTTAACGGAATGGATAGAAGTATAAAGGGGGTCGGTGGACCAGTCATATTCATTGAATCGGTCCAAGGGTTTTTGGCAAATTTCAATATAGAGATCGCGTTGCAATATGTCCGATGAAATGGGTAATCGAATGGAATGAATCGTGGACAAATGATTGAAAATCTTGGACAAATATATGTCTTGGTTTTCATCGGTGATCTCATTGGTTAAAACGGAGGAGGGTATATACTCGAGTACGATTTCGTCGGCGGAATAGCGCAAGAGTTTGGGCATTGGAAAGGGGATGGATGTCTGGAGAAGGTACAAGTAGAACAAGGTTTCATTCTGAATCTTGGTTTTTCCAGAGTCTGTCTTGGCCTTTTTGCAAAAGGTATTGTTTTGGATTTGAATATCGTGAAATTGAAAACCGTAGTTTTGCGTGTCCATTACATTGTTTCAATAATGTATTCTATGTTTGTTTTATTCGAATCTATTTTTCGAATCAAACCAAGATGAATCGTGTTTGGGTGTTCACACTATACGGCGATATTTTACTACTTGATTGTAAGCTGCTATCTCGGGTCGGAAAAACCAGTGTAAACTATCTTTTTTCGTGGCCTCGTAATGTCGTAAAATGACTTCAATAATGACACAAATGCCCAAGGCTAAAAACTCCTTGGTATTTTTATTGTTGTACTCAATATATTTCTGGTCTGCCAATGGTTTGTTTTTGATGATTTTGTTCAAACGAATCAAATTGTCCTGTTTGATTTGGTAGGGAGGGTCGATGCGCGATCCGGTATTGTTTTGCATTTGGTTTATATCTTTAATACGAAACACCATTTCTTTGCCCGTTTTGAAGAGATTGACAAAACCCACGTTTGTTGACCACTTGGAATGATCAATGGCAAACGTCTTGTCCAAGATCTTGGACATAATGAATGGACGGATGTCTTCTTTGTCTGCCTCGACCCATTCGGCTTCTGGTGTATTCGGCGAAGGAATGTACAATTTCCATTGATCTTTTTCGGCAAACAAGATCCCCATTTTGTTGCCCTGTCCGTGAACCACCAAAGAATCCATATAAGTTTTGATCGCACGCTCCACTTCCGTCCATCGACTTTCGTCGATCACCTTGGAATAGAATCGCGAAATCAATACTTTTTTCTCGTGAGGAAGCAAAACATCCACTGCGTGTTGGATCGTATAGTCGACCAGTTCGCCGAATCCGATTTGATGGACGAGCTGCAAATGGTCAATCACAGTATACATATGATGATACCAGTCTTTTTCTTGGCCTTCCTCTGTCAAACCTTCCGTTGCACGGGCCACATTCTTGGTAATGCCGTCGATTATTTCCTTGTATTGATGTTCAGCTAGTGGGGGTGGTTGTAACTCGGGCTGCAATGTGGGATCTTTTTCGGTGCCATTATCGGCCGCTGTTGCCCGGGTAGCGAAATCGGGGGGGGTTTCAAAACCGACGGTGGTTCGTTTGTAGTCCACCGGCGTGGAGCGTTCAAAGACGGTAATGTTTTCATCATTGATCTCGATCGGTTGGAATGCGTACAATTTGTTCTTGTTGATGAGATTCCCCTGACGACCGTATTTATCCAGCAAAACCTCATTCTTGTTCTGAAGAAAGGCATTGAGTGCCGAGTAGATTTGTTCAATGGGATACTGTTTGACTGCATTGATGTGGGCAATCATCTCGGACAATCTGTAAAAATGTTGGCCATCGTCGGGATCGCGGAAAAGCTGCCGGATTCGTTGCATCAAACGCGCATTGCTCGAATGCAAATGGTCCAAGGAGTACGTATCTTGGACAATGGTCGGTCGGACTTTGACATCGGGCATACATTTTGTTTGGCAGTTGTCCATATGATCGCAAATATCGGTGTGGGGTTTGTCGCCGATTTGATAGACGATTTTTTTACGGCCGGTGGAGAGTTCGAGTTCAATCTTTTGATTCGCGGCGAGGGCGTTTAGCCTTTGCACCGTCATTTCGGTTTGACCGATGTTGAGCAAACAGTCCACGGCGGACTCTTTTAT